TCTCTTACTAACTTTCTAAATTCTTCTTCAGTCATGACTTTGGAAATTATCTAACTGACTGTTTAGTTCATAACCAATCATTAGAGCGGTTAAGTGATTATTTTTAACGTGGTTGAGAGTTTGAAAGCCATCTAATTGCTTTACAACTTCCTGTAATTTAATTTGTTCTACTTCATTATGCACATTTTTAACTTTTGACTTTAGTTCTCTTGATAGAATAATAGATTCTGTTTTGACCAAGTTTAATAAATACTGGGTGTCAGAAGCATTATTCAAATACTCTTTTAATAGATTAGTTTGGTGTTCATTTAGGTTCTTATACTTTTTATTGAACTTTTCTAGAATCATTTTATAGGTTAATAATCTTAGGTCTTCTTCTTGTTCTCTTAAAGTATTGACCACCTCGCTCTCAACCACGATTTGTTTGTTTTCAACCTCACCACAAAGATACTCAACTAAGGTATATTTTGACTCACTTAGTTCTTGAACATTTTCGTATGTATATCCTTGTTGTGCAGACTCAAAGATTTTATACACTGATGCATAAATTTTATATGAAGGAACACGATTTGACAAAAACTTTTGTAAATCGTAATTGTCTTTGATTTCTTTTACTAGATTATATTTTTCTTCTCTTAGCTTTCTTGTATCTAAGTTTTTTCTTTGTTCTGTTAGTGCAGTAATATAATCTAGAGCATTAGTTTCGGATAACTTTTTACCACTAAAAAAAGAACGATATAAAATTAATTCTTTGCCCAATTCCTTGTGCTTATTAAAATATCGTTCTACTACGGGAATGGCCTTGGAGTTTTTAACACCTGCTAAAATATCAGACGCAATTTGTCTGGTTAGTAATTCAAAAAGTATTCCGGTATTCTTGTATTTACTGTGTTTTATACTCATAGTCTTCCTACACTAAGTCTATATATTAAATATTGTCTATCATCACCAAAACATTAATCTTTTAATAAACCACTATCAGTAGTATCTAGGTTTAAATCTAAATCTTTCAATGCTTCTCGTAATCTTGGGTCTACGTATGATTTACCAGCTTTCTTATTTTTTGGTAATACATCCATAGCACCCAATATTTCTTTATATCCAAGTGGGTCACGACCTAACTTATCTTTGTCGGTTCCATACTTGTGACCTTCTGGTGGTCTACCCATTTTCTTTCTAGTGGCTAATAATGTTTCAACATCATCAAGTGCTTTTTCGGCATTGTAAATATCTTCGTCTTCCTCAACGGGAGGAGCGCCTTCTGGCGGAGCACCACCTTCGGGAGCCGCTTCTGGTGGGGGTGGTGGGTTGAGAACATCTTGTGTAACCTTCTGAACTTGACCTTCAAACTTAGCGTCATCAATAACACTGGCCTGTTCAATGATAATGTCTTCTTCAGTGACACCAAGAACATTCTTATAAATCCACTCACGGGAAACAAATCTACCCTGAACCAATTGGTCAGCGAGGGCAGCTTTCTCTTTCCATAGATTAATTTTTTCCATCTCGTAAACCATAGATGGGTTTGTTAGTGAGAGGCTGAAATCAACCAACTCTTCGTCACGATATCCAAGTGTGTAAAGATGAACAATAGCAATCTTGTTAAGTTCACTGACCACGATACGTTGGATGCGTTCAATTGTTCTTGCAAAACGAACGTCTTGTGCGGCTAATGTAGCCTTTCCACTTGTGTCTTCTTCGTATCCAATAAATGATTTTGGAACTTTAAAGGCAGCCATCAACTTGTGTAGTAGATACTCAACATCTTCAATTGCATTGAACTGAAGACCGCTTAGGTTTTCTACAGTGGTTCCACTATCTTTACCACGAACTGGGAAATAGAAGTCTTCCAATATGTTTTGCATATTATACTTCATATTATAGTCACCAGTTTGACCATCAACCAATGGTTGTCTCTTGACACTATTGATAATGCGTTCCATAAATGTGTCAATTTCGCCCGGGGGGATGTTACCCACATCTACCTTAAATATTCTCTTATCGGGAGCGCGGGTAACACGATGAATAAGCATTGCGTCTTCCATCAACTTGAGTTGTTTGTGGATTCTGCGTCCACCTTCTAACATTGACTTTCCGTATGGTAGGAAGTTTGAATCGGAAAGAAGACGGAAGTGAGCAATTTCGTAGTTTTCAAAGTCTTTCTTTTGAACAACAGAATGTTCACTATCAAGTTTAAAGGTGACCGCAAATGGATTACCAGTTTCTAGGTCACCTTCTACTCTTGTTGTTTCATATACAGATAATGGAACAACATTCATAACACCGTGTTCTGGGTGTATCATTAGATATAAATAAAAATCTCCATACTTGCACATATTTCTTGTCCAAGGCCAGAGATTGAATTCAACGTTTAATATGTCGTAAAATAGATTAGTTAGGATTTCGTGTATTTGGTCGTTGTCAGATTTAATTGTTAAGATTTCATTAAATGGATTTTTGACCGTTGACTCATCTGCGTATATATCTAGAACTGATGCGATAATTGGGTCATTATCCATCAAGTCATAATCACGAAATAGTTGTAATCTAGCTTGTTGGAAAGCTGAATACATATCGTAATTACTTTGAGCACTAAATCCATATTGACCGGCATTGTGAATTCTGTGATATCGGTCAATTAAGTTTCTGGTTCCATATGACTGAATTTTAGATGTATCGGAAACCTTGAGTTTCTTACCACCGATATTTCTAATTACAGCTTGACCAGAAAATAAGCGCTTTAATCTTCTAAATAAAGATGTATCTGCCATTTATTAAATCCTTTAGTAGCCTCTTTCTCTTACTTGGTCACGGGTTTCTCTTTCTAACTCAGAAACTCTGTCCTTATCTTTTGCATAAGATACATGACCATGAATAGCGTGTAGCATACTATCACATTGTTTTGCCTTTTCCATAACCCACTCTTCTGGGTCATCGGTATCTTCTAAAACATTGTAGAGTTCGGCTGCCATTTTATGTATAGATTTAATATACCCTTTTAACTGCCTCTCGTCAAGGTCTTCACCCTCATACATTTCAACCAAGTCTTCAGTTTCAAGTGTGTTCTCTAACTTAGATAAGTCTTCTTTAGGATTATCCTTATCGGCATCCCAATCTAGACCTGACTTTGACTTCCCCTTATGAAGAACTTCTTTGTGGTCTTCACTTAATAAGTCACTTAGTTTAATCATTCTTCGTCTCCTGTATCACCACTCATAGCTAATTTGGTGGCAGTTGCGTATAATACATCTTCCCATTTATCACCATAACGTTTTTTGAAATCTGCCTTCTTTTTCATTAGTCTATCGGCGATTTTCTCTCTATTATCAACTTCTCTGTCAGTCATATCTTCTGACTCTTTCATAGCTTTTGCTACAGCCTTTCTTCTATTCTTAAGATACTTGTCAGAACTATCACTATCTCCGTCGTTATCAACGTCATCGTCTTCTTGACCAACGGGGTCTAGTTCTTCTTTCTTCATTGCCTTACTAACTGCGTCTCTGCGCTTCTTTAGGTATTTATCAGAACTATCGGTATCTCCATCATTATCAACATCATCATCCTCTTTTCCAACTGGGTCAAGGGCTTCTCCCATAGCACTTTTTGTAGCGATAGCATACATTACTGATTTCCATTTATCGCCATATTTTTTCTTGAGATAAGGAACTTTCTTTTTTAAATCTTTTACGATTCGTTCCTTTTTATCCTCTTGACCAGAAGTCATTTCGCGTTCTTTCATGACCTCTTCAATTTCTTCCTGAATGATAGAGATTAAAGTATTTCTGTCCATTTCATTTACCATTAAATTAGGTTAAAATAACTGTCGTTTTATATAAGTATCTAGTTATCGTAGTAACCATCGTAAATCTTCTTCTTCATTTTGACCAATCTGGATTTTCCATTCGTTTTCTGGTTTGTAATCTTTAGCGGTAAAGACTGCTTTGGTCTGGTGACCTGAGATACCACCCAACATTTGCTTGTTTAACTCAATTCCTTCTTGTCGTAAGCGTAATGCGGTGTCTCTAACCCACAAACCAATGGCTAATGCAAGGGTAAGGTCGTCATTATACCCATCTAGAGCTTCGGCTTTGCTGTTTTTCCAGATAAATGTCTCTAATTCGGTCAACATACGACTAGAATGGACGGTAATTGACTGTTCTCTCATATAAGACTCTAATTTAGCGATTAAAAGAGGTCTTGTTCGTTGTGAAATGGTAAATCCGGGAACCATTTTCTTTTCTTCAGCGTAATAACGACCGTGCATCTGGTGCATTGTGTCTACATACTTCATATCGTTACTCATATAGAAGAGATTTTGGTATCCACGGTCAATAATCTGTTGTATTGCGGCCCAACCAATGTTTGCGTTGTCTGGAATTATGATTGCATCGTTATATTCGGTGGCAATAGCGACCAAAAGGTTACCAAAGTCCTTGGGTGTTATCTTACCTTTGTATTCTGCGACCTGTTCTGACGCTTCAACATCAATAACGTGGAAGGTAGAGTAGTCGGAACCATCACCACGAGCAACGTCAGCTGCTACAATGTAGAATTTGGTGTAATCTGGTTGTTGCCATACCCATATATTGTTGTCAAACCCACGTTTTTGGATGGGGTCTTGTTGATAGGTCTGTTTGTAGAACTCAATAATCTCTGGTGATATGACCGTATTACCCGAAAAGATGAATGAAGCACCGTGCTCTTGAGCAAACCTCATCTCACCCATCTGTCTTAGTTGGTCATCAGCCCACGCTTGGTCGCGGTCGGGGTGAACTTCCCAATCTAAAAGGGTTCTCTCAAAGTCATTTTCACCTGCTTCAGAATCAACCCACGTTTTATGAAAGAAATTACCCATACCATTGGGGGTAGAAATCAATACAGCAGACCCACCCGTGGTAGATAATGTGGCTTGAGCAGCTGTCCATAGTTCAGTTGCGTTATCAATGAAGGCTGCCTCATCAAGAATGAGTAGAGATAGTGCTTCAGAACGACCAGAATCTTCTCTGGTAGCCGTCGCTTTCATCGCAGAACCATTAGCAAATCGTAATGTCAGTTTGTTATCTTCGGTCAAGGTTCCTTTTAACCACGTAGGAAGAAGACTATGCATAAACTTAACCTTGGTTACCAAGTTTTTAGCGACTTCCTGTTTAATAGCGATGACCAATATCTGTTCATCTTTCTTAAACAACATTCTCCAGAGTGAATAACCAGCAATTAATGTGGAAATACCAATCTGGCGACCCTTGAGAACAATGTTATATCTGTGGTCTTGGAACTTTTTTAGGGTGTCTGCTTGATAATGGTGTAAATCAAAGAGTTGTCTACCCTTATTTGGAACCTGAATGTATACATACTTTCTTAAAAAATACTCAGGGTCAAGAGCACACTTGGTATACTCTCGTTTAATGATTGCTTTTAAGTCAGTAGACATAGATTATCCTATAAGTTTCCACGCGGCAACACCACCAACCAACGTTCCTAGTATAAATGTTTGTGTTCTGGTTGGTTTAGGAATGAAACCCAACACCTTATTTGGGTTCTTAGGTGGTTCAGGAATAGCGGCAACGATGGCAGCAAGTGAATCTGCTCGGGTAGTTTCCAAAGTTAGGGAGGTTTGGAACAACTCGTTCTGATTTTGGAGGGTTGCAATCAACTGATTAGCGGCAGATACGTTCTCTTTTAGTGCCTCGTTCTCTTCTTCTATGGTATCAATGTAGACGACCACCTGTTCGGGGACTTCACTCATCACCGAATCGTCTAGTTGGTCACGTAATTCTTGTGTTCTAGCAGAAAGAGTAGCAACAACGTTGGATGCTCTGGTCAATTCACTGGTCTGGACCACAATACTATCGTTTAGTTCTTCTATTTCTTCCTTGTATTCTTCTACCAGTGAGGCTAAACTATCAGCAAATTGTTGTGTCTTTTCTGCTTCCTGTTTAAATTGATTAAATTCTTCTATGTAAATGTCAATTTCATCTTGTTTAAACATAGATGTAGCATATGAACTAAGAAAAACACAAACTAATACTATTGGAATTACGTATAAATTGTCTCTTAGTAATTGTAAAGCAGCTTTACCCATCTGTATTCTCCATTAGTTCTTCTAATTCTTTTTCTTTTTCTTTAAGAATTTTGTTCATACTGACCACTTCTATCATAATATCTTCCTTAACCTTTTCCAATGGCACTTGGTATTTGTCTACCATAAGAATTGTACCAGTTTTGTCGTCAAAGGTCATAAATTCTGGGTTGGAAAGCGTGTCGTGATAGTAGGTTAACTCAATAATCTTGTCAGTTAGATAGGAAACCTGACTTTTTAACATCTCTTTTTTTCTATGGTCTTCCCAGACACCATCAATTTTGAGTCTAGTTTCTTCTTTAGCGACACAATCAAGACAATGTGCGTGTACTCTCCACGCTTTAATATCATATTGGTTCATTGTCTTTTTACAAACAGGACACCACCACGGGGTTTTGGCACCCTCAAGAGGACTTATTCTTCTCTTGATACCATCTTTCATTTCCCATTCGCGGTTTTCATCGTCAAACCAAACTTCACCCTCTTCTCGTTTGACTTCTTTTTTTCCTGTGTACTGACCAACAACGACTTTGTTGGCATAACTATTCATTTTTTTGTGAATAGTTTCCTGAACTCCTTTGTGAACTTCACGTAACTCTTTCTTTTTGTATGACATAACCTAACCTTCCTTTTGTCCTACCTTTCCTTGTAGGAATTGTAATGCAGCTTTGTAAGCTGGATGTGATTTATCGTATGTTAATGCTGATTGTAGTGTGATTTCTTTACCTGTCATTGGGTTTCTAATCTTTTCACCATAGAATTGTTTGATAAAGTTCTTGTCACCACCACTTGCAGCACCTCCACCACTTGGAGCGGCGGCAGGTTGTTGTGCCTGTGGTGTTCCAAACTTAAATGTACCCAAGATTTGATTGATTGGAGCAAACGCACCTGTGAATTTGTATGGTCTTCCGTTGTACATAAAGACCAAACCTTCACTTGGGACTAATTTATCAATACCGACCTGTTCTAATCTCTCAAATTCTTGTGCTAGTTTCTCAGCAGCGTCACCCAAGTCTTGTCCTTGTAGTGCTTTTCTTACTTTATTTAGTTCTTTCTCTAACTTATCTACGGCTTCTGGGTTGTTTGACCCCAAGAAGTCTTTGATTCTGGTTAAACTATCTTGACCAGCACGTAAGAACAACATCTCAAATGGTGCTCTTGCTTCTTTTTGTTTCTTTGGGAATACTTGTGTTTGATATTGTGCTAACCACTTCTTCATTTCTGGTGGGAATGAACCAGCTTTTACTGACTTATCACCAAAAGCGAAACGATTGACCAAGGCTTCCATCTGGTCAACATCGGCTTCTAGTCCCGCACTAGACAATGATTGTTTGATTTCGTTTTCCCACCACTTTTTATAGTATTCACTGACGGGTGTATTGTCGTCTGCGTCAATCTTACCCGCTAATCTGTCAATTTGGCTATGGTATTCCTTAGCTTTTTCTTCCATTTCATCTGCTTTTTCGTCACTAAATGTAATTACGTGTGGTCCTTGGATACCAAATACCTTTTGTTGTTGTTGACCATACTGCTTTACCATATCATTTAGTTGTGTGGCGTGTTCTGGATTTTGGTCTACTTTGTTTCCATCCTCATCATAGGTAATTGACCCGTGAAAAACCAAGACTGCCTTACCATATGGGATTACATTTTCACTATCTGGTAGGATAATTTCGGTTGACATATAGGTAGAACCATTACCAAACATCTCATCAACTTGGTCACTAGGTAATTGTTTAAAGGCACTTTCTAAATCTTCGGCAGCACCCACGAATGCTCGTTGAATTGCACCTCTACCTTCAAATTTATCCATAACTCCTTTGACTGTCAAGGAGTCTTGACCTTGGTTTTTAACGTGTCCTTTGTTTCTAGCGAACCTAACTTGACCATCAATGACCGTAAATGCGATATTTTGACCATCTAGTTTCTCTGTCATTGGAGAATCTTCACCAAATGAACCTACTAGACCCTGTGTAATCATATCTTTGTATTCACCAAAGGTCAATTCCATATCTTCGTATGGGTGCATCATATGTCCAGCAGCACCACCTTCAAATAATGCCTCTTCATTCTTCTTATCTCTACCGTGGTCTTTCTTTGCTAGTCTCCAATTACCATTCTGTGCACCATTAGGATGATGGACATCGTGGTTTTTCATCTTTGATTTACCATACTTTTTGACCGCTTTAGCTCTATCACGGTTTCTAGCTGTCCTGTCTTTGACCGTTTTCTTGAGATATGCCTTAACCTTTTCTGGGTTATTTCTATAATACTTCCTAACACGCTCAGTAGAACTCTCAGCTTCAGAAACCTCTGGTTCGGGTTCTGGAGTTGGTTCGGGTTGTGGGTCTTCGTTGGGGTCATCCTCTAGATTGGCAGTCCTTAGAGCGTACGCCAGAGGGTAATAGAAGACGCCTTTCTTGTATGCCTTCTTACATTTCTTCTCAATTTCTGTGTAATCGTCGGTTGGTTCAATACGACAACTCTTCTTTTCGGCTTCACCAGTTACATATTGGTCAACCAACGAATTATACTGGTTGATAAGTGCATTTTCTAGAAGAACAGGAGCAAATATCTCATTCATAGTTCCTGTTTGGAACATCTTTCTTGCTAATTTATAAGCAGGATGGTCTTTGTCATAGGTTAATGCAGTTTTGACCAAGATATCTCGTCTTGTTTGTGGGTTGTGAATCTTTTTCATCAAAGCAGAACGGTCAAACTTAGCTCCAGATGGTGATTGTTCACCACCTTCTGGTTCTTGTTTTTTCTGTGCTACCTTGTCTTTTGTGCTTTGTAGTCCACGTTCTATACCACCTGTCATCATTTTAAAGACATTTGGGTCAAACTTACCATATAATTTCTTAAAGAAGTCTACTTTATCTTTCATAGATACAGATGGATTACCCAAAGTATCTCTAATTCGGGTTGCACTCATCACCGTGTCGTCCATTTTAAAGTTAGGCACCGTTATAAAGTATCCACCCTTTCTATATGGAACAACATCTTGTTGTTTATCGTCATATCTTCTAAAGTATTTACCCTTTACAAGTCTCTCACCATCCTTTTCACCCACCGCTGTAATAAACTGGGTGTCACTCTGGTCATACTTAGATAAAATTTCTTTAGGACTATACGGACTTTTGACCTGAACAATTCTTTCTGACGGAATATCAAACATAGAATGCATGATTTCTTTTTTTCCGTGGAAATCAAATGGGTCGCGTTCGGTAGTTTCCTTTGGGTCACTGGTAGCAATATAGACATTCTCCTCCCCGAACTTATCAACGAGGTGTTTATAAGCACTATAATGTCCCTTGTGGAAAGGTTGGAACCTTCCTGTGTATATTGCTACTTGTTTCATATTAGATTTCTATGTTATCTGTGTCACCACCACTGGATTGTGAACCACGACTAAATACTCTAGCTACTCCACCAGAACCTCTCTTTCCAGACTTAGCAAAAACTACAAATCCACCAGCTACAAATACAATGATTGCTGCTGCAATAACAAAACTTGTCATAATTACCTCCATTTTGGTATATACATAAATAGTGTTTATTCTTTATTAAACTCAGACCATTTTCCTACAGGACACGAAGCACTTGCTAAATTAACTTTTGTTTTCATAAAACAACCACATTTGGTGCATCTAGCTTGGTCAGTAAAATGTTCACAAGAACTACACTCTTCGTATCTGTTTGACGATATTTCGGACGGAACGAGTACCGGAAGGTCGCGACCAAAACGTTTTGCGGTATTCCACATTTCTTTGCCAAAATTTTTTAACATTTTAGTAGTCGGTGGCAATTCTTTATCATCTGCTACTAGAATTTCTTCTTCAACTTTTTTAATAAATTCTATGTCTTCACTTGACCTAGTGGCTTCTATATAAGAAAGTCCATTTGTCATTTTGACTGCAACATTAAAATCTTTAAAAAAATCAAATACGGCAGACTGTCCCTGCTTATAAAATAGTGGTTTTAAATTTTTAGGTGCGAACCAATACAAAACATTTGTTAATGGATATGGGAATGGTAAATTATCTTCATCAAAAGAAAGTGTATAGTAATTTACAACTTCTTTAAAATTAGATTGATTAACCAAACCATCCAGTTGCAATTGCAATGTAGAAATTTCATTATTTTTTGTAGATGATATTAATAAAATAACTATTTTTTCAGAATTTAATATTATCTGTTCTAATTCATATAACATTTGTTCATTCATAATTTTTCCTCCAAATAAAGATTTACATACTTTTGTAATAATTCTTCATTAAATAAATTTAAATTTTCTTTATAAAAATTAAAATATGGCAAATATGTATTTGTTAAATCAAAATTATTTTCTAATGGTCTGGTTGCATAATCAGTAGACCCAAGTTTATGATTTTCAAAATTATTTGGATTGGTTAAATTACCACTTTGTTTATGTTGTGACCAACCTGGCGGGTCGCCCCAATTAAAAACATAACTTGGAACCATATAATCATCATTTTCAGATAAGTGTCCCTCTGACCTAAGTGGTATATACCAGTGTAGTCCTTCTTGACCTGTACTATTAAAAGAGTTTCCCTCAAAACCAAACTCTAAAATTCTATTCATCTTAACAATCACACTAGCTTCCATAGTATTTTGAGCTAATTCTATTTTATCGCGGGTAGCAAAGAAACTTTTCTTCGGTTTCCATGCATCTTTTTCACGTAATGTAATCATGTCAACCGCTTGTTCAATATGCCACGGTAAATATAAATCATCATCATCAGCTAACATAAATAAATCACCAGTTGTATGAGAAACGGCATCTCTACATATTTGTCCTCTATTAATATATGGTAATTTAGTATGATAATCAATAGAATTATTTATTAAAATAATATTATCATCCGAAAAATTTAATTTTAATGGATATTCTGTGTCAGTATTAAATATTATTAATTCAACATTATCATATGTTTGTGCATAATATTGAGCTATAACACGTTCTACACAACGAAATCTTCGGTATGTTGTACAAACAAAACTTACTTTATTCATATAACCCCGCTTCAAACATAATTTTATTTTCTGGAAGCCATGAAGCTAATGATCTATGTAATGCATATTTTCTAAAATTGTGATAATCAAAATAACAAATATTTTCTTTGTTCATGTGCGATTCAACTACCGAATGAGAGGTTTCATATTCCAATGAAAAATATTGTTTAATTACTTTTCCAAATTCCGTAGGGCCGCCATATACTGGATGACCGAGGTATCTTCCACTATTTTTATATCGTTCCATATCAGAAATTAAAAAATTTAAAATATTGTGATTTTTCTTAGCTGCAAATATTCCATTAGGTATAGTATAATCTGTTGGGCCGTGATGAAAAAATACAGCGTCAGGAGTGGAACATTCATTCATAAAAAACGTATTCAGAGGTTGACGAAATTCATAATCCACATCTATATAAATGCCTCCATATTTTTTAATTAGCCACAATCTAAAAATGTCAGCTGCAAAGGCATAATCTCTTCGTTCAATTCTTTTTTCACATAGATATCTTAAAAACCCTGGCATATCATCGTCTAATGAAGTCCACAAAATATGATTATACTCGTTATTACTATTTTTAATATTATTAACATATTTTTTTTCTCTAGTAGGCATTCTATGTGGACCTATCCAAATTTGATGTATATTTTTTTCAATCATAACAAACAACTCTTTTTAGAAGTTTCTATAATTTCTTGTACATAAAAAATAGAACAATATTCAGAACAAAAATCTTCTTCTTTTATATTATATGGAAATTTATTTATATAATCGTGTTTTCTGAAACAATTATTAGGACTACGTTCAGTAATACCAGAATTATGAAAAATATTGTAATCACCAATAAACTGACTCAATGATGATGCCCAAGAAAACTGTAAATCTTCATGTATTTGGGTGTCGTGACCAAATAACCAAGCGTTCCATAGTACGGCCCACATATCTGCGGTCCATTCTTGTATTGGATGATATTGTTCTATTGGAGGATATTGTTTTACTTTCTCTAAAAAGTATGTGTACAGTTTTTCACAATCTATTTCTACTTTATTCCAAAAATTATAATCAATATTTTTCATAATGTATTGAGCACCACCTGTATTTTTTTGATTTTTTGTGGGAATTTCATTATCTATTCCCACCAAAGTACACATATCATCGTATATATTATATTTTTTTGATTTGATATATTCTGCTCCTATATATCCTTCTGTATCACTTAAATACCAGACATCATCTTGTAAAAATTGATTAAAATTTATTGGGTGTACAAATAAAACATCACAATCATGATAGAATATAACATCATCTTGTAAAGATGGGTATTGATTGAAATGTTTTTTTAAAATGTGTGGTCGTATTGAAGAAACATACGAGGGGAGAATTCTAGTATCTTCGTAAAAGAAAAAATTTACATCTTTAAAATGTTTTTGTAATGTCATCCATTCTACTGGAGCTTCATTATTTTCGTCAACCGCACACACAACATTTATGTCATGTGGATTGATATTATTTTTAATAAAATTATTAATCATAACTTCAACTTGCCAAGCATAATATCTAATAGCAGGTTGAGCACACATAAATTTAATTTTTTTCATACATAACCTTATTATAGTCCACACACACCGGGGTCGCCATCACAAGTCAATCCAGAACAACACGTTCCTTGAGCGAATGGTCCACCAGTACACGGATCACCGACGAACTGGCCACACGCCGTAGTTGTTGTGGTAGTTGATGTGGTCAATCTAACCACAATGTATTTATGGTCATTCCCAGCTGCCGTTTCATGGTATAAATTTTCAGAACTACAACTGCCTCCAGCCCAACAACCCACACCCACACCCGAACCCGTGGAGTGGGGAGTAACCGAATCATAAGTAAAAGGAGCTTTAACAGTACCCCCATCATTCCAAGACCCAAAACAAGCAACTATAACATATAAATAAGTTTCATTTGTAGGATTACTACCATTGTGAGTAATGGTTGTACTTGTACTAGTACCTGCATTAGCTGTATTAGTAAAACCCGTTAACAAATTTTCATTATAATACATAGAGTTTGCATTCGCAGAAACTATGTTTGGAAAAGCTGAACCAGTTCCTTCCCAAAAATAAACTACAGTTTGATATCCTTCTGTTCCAGTAATAGTGCCTGGGTTGTTCCAAGAAACATTAACATTATACGTGGATGCTACCGCTGTTGCATCAAAATTTGAACCAGTATCAACCAAATCATGATTATAATTATCAAATTGAGCTAGACTATATGGAGCCGAGGTACTCCATGAAGGTTGGTCCATTTTATTTATTCTTCTATACCCACCATCAATTCCTGTACTTTCTGTTCTATCGTGAACGCTAGTTCCACCAATTGTACTTATTGATGCACTTTTTAATGATATAGGAGCTCCGCCGTCTCCATGTTTTAATATTCCCACAGAACCATTAACTAAAAAAGAACCACTTAAACTAGCAACCATACTCTATTCTCCCACCTTTTTCTTTAGTTCTCTGACTTCTTCGGTCAATTCTTGTATTGCTTTGACCAATACAGGTACTAGTTTTTGGTATGCAACACTATAATAGTCATCATCTCCTTGTCTGACCACCTCTGGCACGATATCTAATAGTTCTTGAGCAGAGAAACCAAGGTGTATTTTTGGATTTTCATCTTCATCACTCTTTAAAGTATACTTGATTGGACGCATTTTGTCAACTACTTCAAGGCCTTGTACTATATCTGGTAATTCATTCTTTAATCTTATGTCGGATGCTACTGTAACGTCTACGGTTGCATCCAAGGTTCCTGTAATATCTACACCTGTACTAACGGTAGATAATTTAAGATTATTATTATGATATAATTGAACCGCACCATCGTCATTAACAATGATTCCATTTTCACCAGATTTAGCTTGAATGTAAATATTTGAATTGTCATCATCATCTACGTTATTTCTAATATACACATGACCAGTTTTGTTATCAATATAACTGTTAGTACCATTGTGATAAATTGTTAAATCACCCGTCGTTCTTGTACCAAAAGATGCACTATAATTATCAGTAAATTGCATATGGGTTGATGCCAGTATCCAATTACTGTTATAATCAAATCTGAGTGTGCTGAAGGCAGGGATACCATCGGTGATTGTACCCATACCAATACGACCATACCCGTCTCCGGTGTATGTTAAATGAAGACCCGTTCCTCCGGTTCTCATAGATACACTTTCACCCAAAGATATTTGAGCTCCTTGGCTATCCCAACTGTCGCCGAAACCGACTCCATCTAAAATAATGGCAGGAAAAACTTCTCCAGAAGTATACATTCGTGAGAATGAACCAGTAGTATCACTGCCTGATTCAAATACAAACGCGCTATCTATTGTAGTAGTATTACGGGTAATTAGGGTTCCGTTAACATCTAAGGTAGCACCCGGATTGGAAGTATTAATACCAACTTCATCGGTACCGGCGTCCACAAATAACATATAAGTGGCATTATTACTTTCAACACGAAAATCTGTAGTTGAATTACTATTTTCATTAATAATAATTCCCGCGGTCGTGGCACGAATATGTTCGGTATTATTTGTAACCACTCTCCACTGGTCAGCAGCATTAAACTGCATATACGTATTGGTGTCGTTTAAGTGGTATATTGCATTGTTTATCGTTACATTTTCAGAAGTAAGGTCACCTACGATATTAATATCGCCGAGCTGGGCGTTCAGGAAAATACGAGAGTCGCCGTCGGAAGCGACATACATACCCCAACCACTACTAGCAGTCTGAAATCCATTAATGAATGTAGCACTAGTATTTGTATACCCGATTCCATACATATTACTGAGGGTCGTGGTACTGGGATTATAACTAGAACCTATTGTATAAATTGGATTTGATTGGTTTTGATTGTTACCGATATTATTATAACTTCCTTCTAGATGACCGACGTTGTGACCACTCCTTGCAAGACCAGTATCAAATGTTATCTTTCCTGCGGCAGTATCGGCGATATCACTTCTTAAATATTTTCTTAGGTCTGCATCTGCCGCGGTTTTGGTCCAACCTGTATAAACCCATCCTGTGGAAGTCGCACCGGGACTAGTATACCATCCTCTATATGCAATTGGGCGAGCGTCAGTGGGGTCACTTGAACCGGAAGTACGTGGTACCACCAACTGTGTTCTAACATCACCAGCAGAACCCATAACCAAGAATGGGTCGTATGTCATTCCTGTGGGACCATTGGTCATAGTACTGTAACCACCATAAACACCTTCGGACCAAATTCCGTCCATATCAGCTGAGGCCGATGGGAAACGGTTATATTGAACTATATTTCTCTTAAAAGTAGCGCCATACTCTCCTATTTGGGTATCCAACAATACATCATTAGCAATATCAATACCATCAACGGTTCCGGCTACAATAATATTACCATCAAAAGTTGCATTATTAACCACACGGAAGGTTCCGTTAACGTCTAGGGCGTATGACGGAGTACCATCTAAAATACCAACACGGTTATTTGCAGCATCAACTCTGATAGCATTTGTATTTCCAGTACTTTCAACACGAAAATCTATATCATGACCCTGTTCATTAAATACTGCCACAGTTTCACTCAAATCTAAACTTGCGGTCATGGCCGTGGGGGTCGCGACCCCAGATGTCACATTATTAAGTACTTCAAAATACATAGCCGCAGTCGTATTGTCCACTGAAGTTTGTATTCTACAAGATGATCCGTTTTGATCTGGAATTCCGTTTGTGTGGTTAAACGTAATATTTGCATTTCCATAACCGTCATTAACGGTCATGGCAACTTCACCACTTCCTCGTCCAACGGCAATGATTCCGTTATTGTTTTCATTAACCAGATCTGCACCATCAAATGTTAAATTAGTCTCCCCAATAATAGTATTTGAATCTGACCAAGTTGCGATTTCATTGTTGGTTCCAGTACCATCTGTGTCAACTAATGTTGTTCCCCACACTCTTGAGTCAATTTCATCTCTAACAATAGTATTGTCTGCTCCATTAAGTAACAATACTGTATTATCGGTACCTGTAGGAACAGCATTAGTTATTGTTATAGATGTTCCATTAATTGTAAGTGTATCACCACTAGCGTCACCCAATATAACGTTACCAGTAGTTCTAAAGGTTCCGTTAACGTCTAAATCATACGATGGGCTTTGGTCTTTAATACCCACCTCACCAGTATCAAGAACAACGAATGTATTAGCATTATTATA